AACCGTTCTGGCCTTGAAGGCTGGGTGCGCCGTCCTGACCGGCATGGAAGACTTTGATGGCCATATCAGCTCCACTTGCCTTGAGAGTTGCCGGTCAGATCGATGTACGCCCCGCCGACATAGGACGAATTGAGCGACCCCGCACGAATGTACTGGAACACACGGCCTTCGCGACCGATGACGTTGTTGATGATTTCGCGATTGCTGTGGGCCACACCGACACCGCACTCATAGAGCGGCAGCTGGCCGCGCATGATCGCGCCGACGCTGGAGGTCTCGTAGACCATGATCTGTGCCAGCGCGAAGCGGTTCGACATGCCGTCGGGGAACATCAGACCTCCGCTGTAGCCCATCGAGATGCTCTGGAAGAAGCCCATGCCGAGATGGGCCGTGGACCACACGGGCTTCTTGGCCCCTGTGTAGGTGCGCGCGAGGGCGTTCCAACCAGCAGAAGAGTTCGGGTTCGGGTCGCCGCCACCGGCCGCAACAAGGAAGCCGCAGTTGTTCGTACCGGAATAGGTAGACGCGCCGCTGCTCAAACCGCCGCAGATCGTTGCGTAGGGGTCCGGTACAGGGGACAGCAGATCGCCGAAGCCAGCAACGTAGCTGTACGAGGACGCGTTCAACGACGCGCCGCCCTGATCGGTATGGAACGTCATGATCACGGTCTTGCCGTCGGTATAGATCGACCAGTGGCGCGACGACGAATCCAGAGCACTGGACTTGGCAATGTAGATGCCGAACGTGCCCGCAGCGACGATCGTGGGGAACGGACCGTCGCCTTGGTCGATACCCGTCATGTTCTCGTACGCGCGCCAGCCGGCGAAGCGCGCACCTTGCCCGTTCGGGCAGTCGGCGATGTCGTTCACCTGCCAGAAGTGGCGGCGGCTCGACAAGTCGTTGGACCGGTACGCTCCACGGTTCGTGTCGGAGAAGGCTTTCGACCAGCCGCCGCCAGCGCGCTTGGTCGTGATGGTGCCAGTTGCAGGCGTGGCGGGAGTCGCGGTGCCGATGTCGAAGGTGAACACCGTGTCGGACACGTAGCTGACGGGCCAGTCACCGTTGTACTCGGTCTGCGTGGCGCCAGCGATCGTGCAGACGTTACCCACACCGTTCTGGACCCAGTAGTTCAGGAGGGGGTTCTCGTAGCCGTGCGCGGTGGCGCACGTGACGGTCACCGTCGAGCCCGAGCGAGTGATCGACGAGACGTTGACTTGGTTGTAGCCGTTGACGAGGCACGCGTCGAGGACGGCAATGAGCGAACCCACGGTGCCGTTCAAAGTGGGCGCGCCGACTTGGTTGCTGAAATACGCCTTGATCGCCATCTTCATCTCCTCTGAATGTACAAACGGGCGGAGGGGCCGAAGCCCCAACCGCCCGAACCACCCGCGTAGCGATCAGAGCTTGAAGATCTTGTTCGCGCCGTTGTCCCACGTGACGATGATGTCGCCACCGTTCGGCGTGATCGGCAGGCCGGTGGCCGTGTCGATGAACGCGATCAGGGGCGAGGTCGAATCGGTGCCGGTGTCCTTGTACAGGACGATGGCCTCGATCGACGCACCAGTCACGGAGGTGAACGTCACGTCGTTGGCGTCAGCGGCGCCGCCAGTCGTGGTCTTGCCGGTGAAGGCACCAGACGTGGCGATGCGGGCGCCGGTACCGATGTCCGACAGGAACTCGTGGGCCGACAGGTTCACGGTATACGTACCGGTGTCGACGAGGACAGCCTTGATCGTATCCGTGTTCCAGTTGAACTGGCCTTCGAGGAAGCGCTGGCGGGCCTTGTCGAAGAGTGCGTTTGCCATGATCTATCTCCTAACTATGCGGGCGGTTGGGTCACAGACGTGAGTATAAAGTGCTGAGGCCGTACTGGGGAGCCACCTGTACGCCTCAGCTGCCGGTGTTTTAGTCGGGAAGCGGACCGACATGTGCGCCCACCTCCGGCTGGGGCTGCTGCACATCCTTTGTCGGCTGCTCGTACCACTGGCGCAGCCGCTCAACTCGCTTGGCGCAGAACCCGAACTGGGTGATCCAGTCCTGCCGGCTCTCCACCAGATCTCGGTTATTTCGAATGGCCCGAGGGTCGGGCTTTTTGCACAGTTCCAGCAGGCTGCTCGGCGGCACTGCCTTGACCACCTGCACCACTGGCTTGGGCTGCGGTGCAGGAGTTGTTGAGCATGCAGACAAGCTCAGGAGGAAGAGGCTGATCAAGGTAGTCACGAACATTCGCATTTTGCTTCTCTAATTCCGACAGCTTCTTTCGGGCTGTCGCATCCGACTTCGAGAGCTTGGCGTAGTCCGTAACCAGCCCCGCCATCACGGCGGCGTCCTGCTGTCGGAGCGCTTGAAGATCGGAGATAGTCTTGTCTTGGGCCTCGTTGATCACTTCCACGTTCACCACGCGTTCGCGCAGTCCGTCGTTGCGAGCTTCGAGGTAGTTGGTGCGGTACCACAGCGCGATGGCCGTGGCGGCACCGGCGATGGCAAGTGCGATCAGGACGTATTCGATGACCAGACGAGCGTTGCCGGTGACGAACGAGACGGCCGTCCCGAGGAACGGCACCTTCTTCAAGAAACTAAGCATCACTCTTCTCCTTCGACGGAATCTCATCGAGGGGCGCCGGTGCTGTCATACCAGTGTTGATGCCGAGCTTCTTGAAGACAAGCTTTTCCAGCATGCGGATCGAGGCGTTGGCGCCCAGCCACCCCGAAACACCGACGACCACGCCAGTCCACTGATCGGACATGTTCGTGGCATTGCACATCAGCATCACGAGCAGGCCGACGAAGCCGGCAGCCAGCCCCTCGACACATGCACGCCCGTAGCTGATCGGAGTCGACTTGTCCAAAGCGCGCATCACGTGCCCCAAAAATCCACCGAAGGTGGCGAGCGCGGCGTAAAGGATCGCCTTCACCCACCAACTCGTCCACCAAGAAGTCAAGTCGTCCACGATAGAGCCCTACCTTTGTGTGCGCGAGGGCCCTGCCTCGCCGAAAAAATCAGACGCTGGGCTCTTCAGTCGAGAGAGCTTGCCCCTTGTTGTACTTCGCAGCGACTTTGCCGGCCGCCTCAGCTTTGGTCACCTGACCGTCGCGGTTGGCATCCAGACCGGCGTTCTGCCGGTAAGCGACGCCGCCCGAGAACAACACCGCATCGTCCGGCTGGCCGACGTACTTGGGCAACAGGATGGCCATGTACATGTCGGGCAGCGACTTGATGCGGGCTGCGTACGGTTTGAAGTAGCGCTGGACGTAGTCCAGCTGCTGAACAGCGCTCATCGCCGCGAGTGCAGCGGTGGTTGTGCCCATGCCCTGCGCGGTGGCGGGCATGAATTGAATGAGGCCGGTGGCACCGCTGCCCGCCGCGTTCTTCACGCTAGGGCTGAAGGTCTCACCAGACTCGAAAGCCATGCAACTCATGAGCCACGAAGCGTGGTCGTTGGTCCAGCCGAACCCACGGCAGATTTCGAGCACCTTCGCGCGAAACGTCGGGTTGACCTTCTGCCCCCATGCCAAATTGAACGTCTGCATCTCAGTCTCCTCAGATGCCGCCGTAGGCGACGGTGCGGTACTTGTGTTCGCGGCGCTCGCGCTCGGCTTTTGCCTGATCGCAGTACGCCAGAAACTTGTCACGAAACTCCATAGAGCGGCCACGATCGTAGGTCTCCGCGTCTTGCTTCTCGTGCGCCAGATGCTTCATCCAGTTCATCAGGTGCCGATGATGCTGAACGTCGATTTCGAAGGCGGTTGAGGAAGCGGTGATGTCTTCGAGGGGCATGCGGTAGACGATCGCATGGAGCGTGTCGTCAGCCACTGCGGGGGCCACCAGACGGAGCTTGTTCGCATCCATCCCCACGACGACGCCGGTAACGGCTGTCGGATTGGTGCTGAACTTGACGCCGCCAGTGCCGAACGACGTGGACTGACCATAGTCGTCCTGCGCCCAGCCGGGGTGGCCAAGGTCCTCGAAGTTGAGAATGTTGACGTTGCGGCCATCGGATGCACGGCGCAAGTCGCGGAGCTTGAGGATGCGGGGGTCGTAGCTGATGTACGTATCCCCTGCCACGACCTGCATGGTGCAGATCGTGGATGTGGAATCGGCGATGCCCCCACCTTCGCGGCAGAACATCTTCTGGGCGTCGTCCATGTAGACGAATATCTCCGTATCCGTCCAGAGGGGCGGGGAGGCTTCGTCGCGAACGTCGCTGCGGAAGAGGTCCTTGAGCTGGGTGGGGGTCATCTCAGGCCTCGATTACTCGGCGGCCTTGTCGGCAGCCACTTTGTCGTGGTACTGCTGCCACACGGTTGCGATTTCCTTCGCCTGCACCTTGAAGCCGACGGCTTCGGACACAGCGCCCACGGTGGGGCTGCCAGCTGCAGTGAAGTTGTCGCGCGCATTCTCGGCGACCAGCTTTTCGATGGCGGCGAGGATCAGGGGCGCGCGCTCGGCGGGATCGGCCGGGGCGTTGTCGGTCTTGGTCACTTCCTCGACCTGCGGGTCTTCGCCGTCGGGCGGGATCGCACCGATGGCCAGCGCCTCTTGATAGATGGCGGGCGGCACATGGGTGGGCTTGCCCTTCTCGAAGGCCACGGAATGGCCCTTGGTCGTGGTCAGGACGTAGTTGCGATTCAGGACGAGCAGGGTCTTGCTCTTGGCTTCAGCCATGATGGTTCTCCTTCAGTGGTGGCAATGGAGGAGCGGGGGCCGAAGCCCCCGCCTGCCGGACCCGGTTTAGTGGGTCTGGACCTCGTTCACGCGGTTGCGGATGATGTAGCTCACCCGCACGGTGATTTTGCCAGCCGTCGCGTCGGCGACGGTGGGCGCCACGGTCACGCGGACCTGTTCGCCACCACCCACGAAGCCGGTCGGAACCAGCGCCGTGCGGCCGGCAGTCACCTTGTCGGTGGCGCCGAGGTAGCGGGTCGCGCTGCCGCTGTCGCCCACCGAGACGTTGTAGGCGGTGGAACCGCTCACGGCCGTCTAGGTGACCACCTCGCCGCCAACCACGATCGCGTTGGTCGGCAGGAGGATTGCGTCGAACACGTGGCTGCCCACAACCTTGAAGTTGTCGTCAGCGCCGCTGACGTTCTTCATGGTGTCGTTTGCCACATCGAAAGTGAACTCGGCAGTGATCGGGTACTGACCACCGCGAGCCGCAAGTTTCTGAGCCATGGAATTTCTCCTTAGGAGGTTGCGAGTTGCGGATGGTCCCGATTACTGGGCGACGTACACCGAGACCACGCCGAAGTCCTGCGTGGTGTTCCCGGCGTAGATCGAGTTGAACTTCGGCTTCAGGAAGCCGAGGATCTTGCCCGTCGAGATGCCCTGCTGGTTCTCGTAGTCGAAGCCCTTCTCGACCCACTCGGGGTTGCCGATGTCGGCCATCGCCAGCGCTTGAGCGCCGCAGAACAGGATCTGGCAGCCGTCCACGGTGCCGCTGGCGCCCCACTTCGAGCCGCTGGCAGCGCCCGAGGTGTTGTACACGTTGCGGTATTCGTGGAACACGATGCCGTCGATCATGACCGCTTCGCCGCCGCTGAACAGCGGGTTCTCACCGGAACGCTTCTGTGCGTGGCGCACGTTCAGCATATAGGTGGGGTCCAGCTTCAGCTTGGCCATCGCCTGCGGGGTCAGGAAGGCGTGGAACACCTCGTCGCCGCCCTCGCCCTTGATGCCGCGCAGGTACTGGTCCTTCGCGTAGGCCTTCAGCTGCACGAACAGCTCCCACATGGGGGTGTCGGCGGTAGTGAGCGAGCTGGTCGCGCCGTTGGTTTCCAGCGTCTTGCTGGTGCCGTTCCAGCGCATCTTGCGCAGGTTGGTGGGGGCCGACACGTCAGCAGCGAACTCGAGGAACGGGAAGTCCGAACCCACGCGCGCAGCGCCGTTGTTGCGCATCGCGTAGCTCACGCCCGACAGGGTCAGGAACGCCAGCTGGTCGATACGTTCAGCCAGCCAGTAGGCCAGCACGTCGCGGCTGTTGTTGCGGAACTCGACGACCGACTTCTGGTCGGCCATGCGGCCTTCGTGGCGGTTGGCGTGGCGCAGTTGGTCGATACGGATCACCTGATCGTACGACTTCATCGCCTCTTCGTTGCCTTCCAGCGTACGGTCACCGGCAACGCCGTCGCCTTCGAGGTCGGCCAGCAGCGTGATGACTGCGCGGGCGCCCTTCTCGGACTTTTTCAGCTCGGTGATGTGCTGGATCATGGAGTTCGAGCCATTGCCGAGGAACTTGTTCACGAAGGAATAGTTCCGGGCCATGCGCCACGTGTCCATCGACCAGACGGTCTTCTGCTCGTTGGTGAGCAGTGCAAAATTGGTAAGCATCTTGTGCCTCCTTCAGGCAGGGATGTGAAAGTCAAACCGTTGATTGCTCTCAGATCACGCTCTGGGGCCAGCGCAAGTCGACTTTTAAGGAGGCCGGTCTCCGCAGAGCTGTCGGGTCTGCTGCCGAATGTTGCCGGAAGTATAGACGAAAAAATGGGAGGGCAGCAACTGCCCTCCCAAAATGTTGAGGTTGCACCGCCTGCAGACCTCAACCGCCTTCAACTCTAGATTGTCCCGCAGGTGTTGCGCCGCCGCAACCACAATCGCCACTCGTTGGGGCGAAGGGGCCCACGGGCGGGAGCTTGGAACGGTCGAGAAACGGACGCGGGCCGTGGATGGGGTTGTGCATCGGCGGCGCGTCAACCACGAACGTCTCGACGGGGGAGGCTTCCTTCACCTTCGCGCGGACGATCGCCCACTGATCGCGCGTCGGGGGCTCGTTGGTCAGCTCGACGAAGCCCTTCAGGTAGTACATCAGGTCATTCGAGTTCACTTTACCCCCATGCCTTTGTGTGAATCGAAGCCCTGAACTGCGGCGCGCTGCGTCGGAGGCTTGGGCGGGGGGTACTGGCAGACGTTGTTCCCGAACACGATGTACTCGGGAGCGTCGACGCCGGTGCCGATCTTGACCACGATGCGGCCTTCGTTGTTGGTCCACATGGTCAGCTCCACGGGCTTCTCGGGGTCCACGCGGAAGTACGAGCGAAGGACCGATTCGAGATCGATCTCTTGGGTCATGGAAGGCTCCTTTCAATGAAAAAGGCCCCCGAAGGGGCCTTCGAGGTCCGCTGATTTTATATCAGATGGAGTCACCACGCAACTTGGCCTTGGTTTCCTCGTCCAGCTTGGCGAACTTGTCCTGCGACAGGCGCAGAACGTCCACGTCGCCGCCCTTGCCGCCACCGGCCTTGTCGGAGTCCAGACCGACGTCCTTGGCGTTCGGGGGCTGCTTCTTGTTGGCGTCGGCAGCCTTCTTGCGGGCCTCGGCGGCGCGCTGATCGGCCAGCTCCTTGGCCTTGTCGTCGTCACCGCCCTTGCCGGCAGCGGGCGGCGCGCCCAGCACATACTTCACGGCCTTGGCCAGCGCGTCGGCGCGCTTCTGGCCCGCCTTCACGAAGGCGTTCAGGAGGGTGGCGACCTCGTCGGTCTTGTCCTCGTCGAAGTCCTCGTGCTCAGGGTTCAGCGCGGGGTACTTGGCCTCGTAGCCAGCCAGCTGAGCGTTGTAGCTCATCTCGTCGATGGCCGCCTTGCGGGCAGCTTCCGACTTGGTGTTGGTCTGGTACTCGGACAGCTCGTCGCGCAGCTCCTCGACCTGACGGCGAACCTTGCGGGCCTCGTCCTTCTTGCCGTCGAGGATCAGGTCTTCGTACTTGTCCTGCAGCTTGTCGATCTCGGTGCGCATGTCCTTGACCGCCTTGGCCGTGGCCGAGGCCTGCTGGCCGCCCTTGAGCTTCTCGATCTCGTCCAACAGCGCCTGTTCGCGCTGCTTGGCCTTGCCGAGGGCTTCGTCGAAGCGCGACTTGGGGATGCGGATGCGCTTCTTCTTCTCTTCCTCGGCTTCGAGACGAAGGCGCTCGGCCTTTTCTTCCTCGGTCTCTTCACCTTCCTTGTCGAGGTCGGCCTTGTCCCCCTTGTCCTTGGACTTGTCGTCCTCGTCGTCGAGCTTGTCGCCCTTGCCGGCGTTGTCCAGAGGCGACTTGAAGTCGTCGCCGCGATCCACAGGGGGGTTCTTGTCGTCTGCACCGCCGCCACCGCCGCCACCGGCGGCGCCGTCGTCACCGGCCGGAGCCAAGTAGCCACGAGAAATGAGTTGTTGGATTGCGAAAGGCATGGTCAAGCTCCTTGCTTGGGGGTTTTGGCCGGGGCACCCGGCGCTGGCGAAGTGGGAGACGCCTCTCCCGGGGGTTGTGCGTTGTGTACTGCCGCCACACGAGCGGCCTTGGCCTGCTCCTTGGCGACGGTGGCCTTGATGGCTGCTTCGGCGGTGGCCTGCTCACGCTTGAGGGCCATCTCCATCTGCAGCTGCTCGCGCTTGAGTTCGAACTCGCGGTTCATCTGCTCCTGCTTGAGCTGGAATTCCTGATCGAGCTTCTGCTGTTCCATGGCCATCTCGGCCTCCAGCTTCTGCTGCTCCAGTGCGATCTCGTTCTGGCCGCTGTCCTGACCGATCGAAGCGATCTCCTTCTGGGCCTTGGCCTGCTTGAGCTGAGCGTCGGAGCCCTTCTGGGTGGCCTCGGCCTCCTTCTTGGCCACGTCGGCGGCCAGCGCGCGCATCTGCAGGGCGGCTTGCTGCTGTGCCTCGGGGGTCTGCCCGGCCTGCTCCATCTCCGCGATGATCTGTGCCTTCTCCTTGAGACGGCTCGACTGCAGGATGTACTTGTCGGGGATCTGCACGCCGGCCTCGGTGCGCAGACGCACAGCTTGGTCGAACTGGGTGTCCTCGAACGTGTCGCGCTCGGGCTGGTTCGTCACCACGATGGCGTACTCGCCCAGCGTCAGGTCGTTCACAATGCGGCCCTCGGGCGTGGGCTGGTTCACCGTCATCTGCTCGGTCGTGTTCATCAGACGGTCGGTCGTGATGTACAGCAGGCGCTGCTCGGTGTAGTACTCCTGCACGAGGTCCAGCACGGTGCGCGCGAGGATGAAGTCCGAGCGGTTCATGTTGTCCATGACCTTGGCGAGGTTCGCCTGCCCGCTCTGCTTGTTCGTCTGCACGCTCTTGGCCGCCACGTCCTCGCGCGCGAAACCCTGCATGTAGTCCGACACACCCGAGATCGTCTTGATGTGCTCCTCGGCCTTGTACGACACCCGGTCCAGCCCTGTGGGGGTCTGGTTCGGCTGGATCTTCTCGACGTTGTTGATGTCGTCCAGCTCGAGCACGAGGCCAGACTGCGCGCCGCGCGTCTCCAGCTCGGCAGTGGACATGTTGGTCAGTGCGTTGCGCTTCACCTTCCAGCCGGAGTTGGCCGAGGTGTTCACCACATGCAGCTCCTGCGAGCTGACCTTGTTCAACAGCTCCTGCGGGCCGAGCAGGTTCTCCACGAGGCCGAGGGTACGGCCGCGACGGAAGTACGGGAAGTACGGCACCACGGTGAAGTGCTTGTACGGGCTCCAGTCGTCGTGCAGCACCACGTTGTCGGCGATGACCGTCCAACGGATGCGCTGGATCAGCTTCTTCGTGGTGGCCAGCTGGGGGTTGGCCTGCAGGTGCTGGGCGATGCGGTCGTCGTCCCAGTCGGTGGGCACAACGCGCGTGTCGCCGGTCTCCAGATCGACGAAGTGCAGCACCTTGTCGAGCTTCTTCCACTGGCGCTCGATGACGCGGATGTTGCGGACGTTGTTGTACTCCTGCTGAGTCACCGTGTTGAGCGGCCAGCCGATGGCGCGCGCCGAGCCGAAGCGGTCGCGGTTGATGTCGATAGAGTCGTAGCCGTAGGGGTAGTACGAGTCGGTGCGGCTGCGCAGGAGGTCCGCGTCGGCCTTGCCGTACAGCAGCTCGATCTGGTCGGGGCTCATCCACTTGGTGATGAGCACGTCGTTCCACTTGTCCGGGTCGTACTCGTCAGCATCCGCGTCGATCAGCACGTTCTTGGGGTTCAGCTGCTCGATGCGCACCTCGCCGCGCAGTGAGTCGGTGAAGTCCAGCCGCACGTCGAAGAAGCCACGGGACGTCACGATACCGTCCGTGAACACGTCGGAGCGGGCCCAGCTGAGCTGGTTGTTGTCCGCGATCTGCATGAACACCTTGGTCAAGGCGTCGGCGACCTCGGACGTGGCCCCCTCGTTGCGAGGTTTGAAGGCGATGTCCGTGCGGTTGAAGATCTGCTCGCCCATCACGTTGGAGATGGTCGAGATGATCTTGTTGATCGTCAGGGCGGGGCGGCGCTGGGCCTTGAGCAGGGCCAGATCGTTCTGGTCCCACTGCAGGCCGGCGAAGAAGTCCTCGCACTTGGCGGCCTTCTTCACGTAGTCGAGGTGGCCGTTGTCGCGGAGCCACGTGTAGCGGTTCCAGACTTGGGTGGCCAGAGCGGTGTTCACAGGCATGTCGTTCTCCTCAGCTCAGCTCGTTGAGACGGTACATGGCCTGCAGCAGCACCGTGCGAATGTCTGCGAGGGCGTTGTCCAGCGAGATGTCGTCGTCCATCAGATCGTCACGATTCTCGTCGATCCAGAGCACGAGGTCACTGCACATCTTGGCACACGGGCGGATGACGGGGGCCCACGAGGGGTACGCCTCGATCTTCCCGTGCTTGCCCTGCCACTGCTCGATGAAGCTGTCGATGGCGTCGGGCAGGTCGGAGTACAGGGTCTCCAGTGCCTTGTGGGCGGCGTAGCTGCCCGTCTTGAAATGCTCAAGGTGGGCGAAGGTGCCCATGTGCAGGACGCGAACCGCAAGTTCTGCTTGAAGCTTTGACATGATCTCTCCTATGCCGACATGTGACTGCCACTGCCGGCGAAACTCTCACTCAATCGGTCCCGCCAGCTCTTCAGCGGAGGCGGGGTGTACGCTTGCGGTGGCTCCTTACCCATGCACAGCTGCACTGCCCATGCCAAGGCGTCGACCACGTCGTCGTGGACGCCGGCTGGGAAGCGAAGCAACTCTTGTTCGGCCTGAGCGCGCCATGCGGCTTCTTCGGGGAAGATGACGCGGCCCTGCTGCATGCGCCCTTGCAAGGGGCGCGCACGCGCCATTTTATCGGTCATCGGGCGCAGCACCTCGTACGGGAGGTACTGGCGACGCTCAACCATGCGCTTCTTGAACAGCGGCTCGATGGCGCGCCAGATCTGACCGTCCTCGGCACCCAGCAGGTAGCCGGTGCCGGGCATGGACCCCCAGCGCGTGGCCACGTCGAGCATGGCCTCGACGATCTGGAAGCTGTCCCCCTTCATCCGGAAGATCTCCAGCACGTACAGCTGGTCCAGCTCGTCCTGAAGAATCGTCGCCCCCACGGTCCAGTCGTTGGCCTGCTTCTCGCCAATGGCGAAGTCCCACGCGGTGTAGATGCGCAGCCCGTTGGGGCTGGGGAGCTGGCGCTGGTAGCGGAAGTACTCCTTGCGGAAGTACATGCCCTCGTCGGGCACCGGGTTCTGCTGGTACAGGGCCGACCAGATGCGGGGCTGGAGGTTGGCGCGGATGCGCTTCAGTGCCTCGGTCGGGTAGCGGTCCTCGTGGAGGCAGAAATCCTTCGGGCGCAGCAGTGTGAGGTGCTTGGAGTAGCCCAGAGGTGGGTTGGCGACGTCGATCGGCTCGTCGGTCCGGATGATTGGCCCCGGGTTGCCGGGATCGAAGTCGTCACGGTACTCGTACGACAGGCTGAGGGCCGGGTACTTGATGATCTCGAAGTCGTCGATGCCCTCCGGCGCGCCCTCCTTACCGATGAGCGCCATGGCCTGCTGCAGCCGGCCGGCGAGGTCGTCGTCGTTCCACCACGTCTGGATGACAAGGACGCCGCCACCGGGAGCGAGACGCGTATACGCCGTGGACTGGTACCAATCCCACAGCTTCTCACGCACTAGGGCCGAGTCGGCTTCCTCTTGGTCCTTGATGGGGTCGTCGATGATGAGGACGTGGGCGCCCTTGCCGGTGATACCGCCACCACGGCCAGCAGCCGTAAATCCGCCCCCTTTGGTGGTGCTCCACTTCTCGACGGACTGGGAATCGGGGTCGAGCTGTGCGTCAGGAAAGATGGCTTGGTACTGCGGGTCACGGAACACCTCCCGAACCTTGCGGCTGAAGCCCATCGGCAGGTCGAGGTTGTACCCCACGTTGATCAGCTCGTGGTGCGGGTACTGGCCAAGGTGCCAAGCGGGGAAACGGATCGACGCCAGCTCGCTTTTGCCATGACGCGGAGGCATCAGAAGCATAAGACGAGGGCTCTTGCCTTCGGCAACTTCCCTACTGAAGCGCTCAAGGCGACGGCAGATGTCGTCATGCACCCAGCCGGCCGAGTAGCGCGGGTGCGTGAGCTTGGTGAAGTGCAGAAGGCGGCGACGGGCAAGAATCCGGTCCGCAAGCAGCTTGGCTGCGGCCGAATTAGGCTTCGGGGAGGCCATTTTTCTGGGTCTCCTCGATCACAGTCACTTCGCCTTCGAGCACGTTGGGGTCCCCCTCAGCCAGTTTCAGCAATTCTTCGTCCGTCATAGCGTTCAGACGCTGGATCAGCACCTGACCCTGCACCGAAACCTCGATCTTGGCCTTCGTCGGCTCGTAGAAGCCACACATTTTGCCCACTTCACGCCATCCGGCGATCATCGTGAGCGGGTCGGCCTTGATCTTGGCCATCTCGATCGACTCCAAGAAGCCGTCGATGACCCGTTTCTTGGTCACCTGACTCGCTGCTGCGTACTCAGCACGACGTTCTGCGATTGCGCGCTCGATTTTCGGGTGGCGCATCCAGTCGTGGGCCGCCGTACCGGGTTGGGCAGCTCCTGCCGCGCGTGCCGCCGCCGTCTGTGTCATCTGATGGTCCACCAAATACATGACGAATCGCCGCTGCATCTCTGTCAGCGGTGCGTCGGGGTTCAGATCGCCGTTTTTTGCGCTCTCGCGGCGGTTCGGGAGGTTCTCCGGGGCCTGCGAGACGTTGGAACGGGAAACCTTGCGGTTTTTTGGTGGGTTCGTCGCCATTTGATACCAATTGTAGCCCGGAGACGTTGGGGTTGTGAAGTCCTACGAATTTTGGCGCGAATTTTTTGGAACTCGGTGCTGAAAACAGGGGGTGGGGTGGTTCGGATCTGTTTCACGTGGAACAAAAAACTTGGGTGAGTGACCCATGTCACCGAGTGACACCCCTCTCCCCCTCGGGGAGAGAAGCCCCCCGACTTCGGATTCGGTTCT